CGAACTCGAGGCGCCCGGCGTGTCCAAGAGCATCCTCGAGGGCCTCGACGAGATCCTCACCGTGACCCGCCTCGGCCTGCCGCCCGAACTGCGCCGCTCGCTGGCTTCGACAAACATCATCGAGTCTATGAACGCGGTGATCCGGCAGGTCTGCCGCAACGTGAAGCGCTGGCGCGACGCGAAAATGGCGCTGCGCTGGACCGCTGCGGGCATGCTCGAGGCCGCCAAAGGCTTCCGTCGCCTCAAGGCCCACAAGCAGTTGCCCGTCCTCAAGGCGGCACTGCAAAAGCATCGCGCCAAACCCGAAGACGCCGTTGACCAGGTGGCAGATGCCGCGTAACCCTGAAATCAGCAGCGTCCCCCGTCGCGCTTTTCAACATCGAGCGGGACATTCCCTCAAATCGGCCCTTAAGTTTGTGGACGGATACCACGACCGAGACACATGGCTGCGCGTCGGTGCGGCGCTGCATTTCGAGGCCGGTGGCGATGATCAAGGGTATCAAACGTGGCGCCAATGGTCGGAACAATCGACCAAATTCAACGGCCGAGATCAGAAGCGAACCTGGGCAAGCTTTGGTAGGTCGCGGGCAGCACCAATCACGGCGGGCACGATATTCGAAATGGCACAGCAAGCCGGCTGGTGGCCTCGTTTCGATTTGCGAGACGATGACTTTGACGACTTGCCTGAATTGCCCATGAACGCGGTTGCCAGAGCAAAGCTCATGCTTGCGAGGAACGGCGATCACAAGGCGACTCTGCACAATGCAATAGAGGTGCTGGCGCTGGTCAACAGTGCTAAACGGCTGGGCATTCGGCACAATCAGATGACCTTACGCGACGAATGGCGTGGCGGTGTTGTCGGGGATGCTGACCTGGCCCTGATCCGTGTCACAATTGAGCAAGCCGGAATGCACAATGTCGGGACCGAACTAACGGCACAGGCGGTGCGGGCTGTGGCGCGGCGCGAAGCGTTTCATCCGGTACGCGATTATCTCGGGGCACTGGACCACGATGGGACGCCCCGGCTAGATACATGGCTGACAAACTATCTCAAGGTGCAGGACACCCCCTACGTCCGGGCTGTGGCTCGCGCGTTTCTGATCGCGATGGTTGCCCGTGTCATGGAGCCCGGTTGCAAGCATGACCATGTGCTTGTGCTTCGCGGTGCCCAGGGCCTACGGAAATCTACCGCTTGTTCGATTTTGGGCGGCGAGTGGTTCGGTGACAGTATGCCTTCAATCCGAGACGGCGGGAAAGAAGCCGGTCTATATCTCAAGGGGCATTGGCTTGTAGAACTTGCGGAGCTGGCACCATCGCGAAAGGCTGAGGCCGAAGACCTCAAGGCATTCATGACGCGTGCGACGGACGAAATTCGCGCACCCTATGCCCGCGCAGCTGACGTTGTACCGCGGCAGGGCGTTTTTGTCGGTACATCTAATCAAGATGAAATCTTGAAGGATATGACAGGCGGCAGGCGGTTCTGGCCGGTGACCGTTCAGGGTCGGATAGACACCGACGACTTGGCAAGGGACCGGGATCAGCTTTTTGCAGAAGCCGTTGCGGCCTTCAGTACAGGCGAAAAATGGCACCTGTCACCTGACCTTGAGCGGCTTGCATCCGAGGTACAGGAAGAGTCGCGTGAGGAAGACCCATGGGAAGCCCCAATCCAAGCATATCTGGACGCGAACGAATTCGACGGGGCACGCTGCGAAGCGGTTAAGATAACAGACCTGCTTTGGAAGGCGTTGGAGGTGCCGCGTGGCCAGCACACATCGCCTCAATCCCGGAGAGTTGGCGGTATCCTGCGCCTGCTGGGTTGGATCAAAGTTCACACCAAGGGGGGCAAGGTATGGCATCGCCAATGAAACCTAATCAGCCGGTGACCCATGGTGACCCATTGTTGAATCATCCGGAAAGGCCGAAGGGTCACCAGTTTCTCAACGTATTCCAAGGGGTTAAGGTAGTAGTGACCCATGTGACCCTTGTATCTCTTGAAAAGACTAGGGGGATATATTGGGGAAGGAACAGCGCGCCAAAGGCGAAGGGGAGCGCAGGGGGTAATATAGGAAAGTTGGGGTCACTATGGGTCACATGGGTCACCATGGGTCACCCCTGCGAAGGAGCCCGTCGCCGCAATCACATCATCGCCGCAATTACATCATTGGTTCAAAGAGATGATCGCTCACAAGAGATCATTGAATCTAGGGTCCTTCCAGGTCGGGCAGACTCGCGGGGACGCTGAACCGCGATTCATCGCGCTTTGCAGAAATTTTTGAGATGGGGAAACCGATATGGCAGCTGCTGTGACCTATTCTGATCCGCTTGCAGAACTGCTTGGCGGTGACAATGCGACCCTGCAACCGAACTCATCGAACCCGCGTTTAGGAAAGACGGAGGTAAACGAGTCGACCCCGGCGGCACCTGAGGTAGCAGGGACCGAAAACCCCGCTCCTGGGGCCGCTCAATCAGTCCCTGCCGTTGTCAATGAATCCGACATGGCGCGTCTGGTTGGGCTGACTGCAAACCGTGTTCGAACTCTCGCTCGCGACGGGGTGATGATCCGGGCCGGACGCGGACAGTATGACGTGCGGGCGTCGCTGCTGACCTACATCGAAGACCTGCGGTCAAAGGCGGCGCGGATGGGGCCGGGCTTGAAATCGACGCCCTCGAATTCCGATCTGAACTCCGAAAAGCTGCGGCTGGCGAAACAGCAAGCCGACAAGATCGAACTCCAAAACGCGGCGGCGCGTACCGAACTGGTCAAGACTTCGGACGTGGAACGTGCCTGGGCGGCAGTGCTGCGCGATGTACGGGCGACACTGCTGGCGGTTCCCAGCCGCTGCGGCACAACCCTTCCGCATTTGACCGCACATGATGTTGCCGAACTGGACCGGGAAATCCGCAGCGCATTGGAAGGGCTGGCAGATGGGAATTGAACTGATCCGGCGCAACGCGCTGCAAGCCCTGCGGCCGCCCGCGAACATACCGCTGGCCGAGTGGATCGAGTCGAATATTCACCTTCCTCAGACTGCATCCGCGACACCGGGCCGGATGCGCCTTTGGGCTTATCAGCGGGGAATTTGCCAAGCAATTGACGACCCCAATATTGAGCGGGTCACAGTCCTGAAATCTGCGCGGGTGGGTTACACACAGCTGCTGTCCGGTATCATCGCCAGCTATTGTGCGAACCAGCCTTGCCCCATTCTGGCGGTGCAGCCGACCGCAGACGACGCGCGGGATTATGCGGTGGATCTCGAAGCCCTGTTTGAAGCGTCACCAGTTTTGCGTGGCATACTCAGCGACGAAGCCGACGAAACAGGGCGCAGCACCATGTTGAACCGGAAATTTCCCGGCGGGTCGCTCAAGTTTCTGGCGGCAAAGTCTCCACGAAACCTGCGGCGGCATACGGCGAAAATTTTGCTGTTGGACGAAATCGACGGCTATGAGGTTTCGCAGGAAGGCGACCCCATCGCCCTTGCAGAAATGCGGACGCTCACCTTCCGAGACCGAAAAATCATTGCCGGATCGACTCCAGTTTTCGACTTCGGCCCCGCGACCCGGCTCTATGAGAAATCGGACAAGCGGGTTTTCGAAGTGCCTTGCCCCTGCTGCGGCGAATTCTCAGAAGTTGCCTGGACCGATATACGGTGGACGGAAGGCGACCCGGATTCCGCACATTGGGCTTGTCCGAAAAACGGCTGCATTGTCGAAGAACGGCAAAAACCTGCGATGGTCACAGGCGGCCGTTGGCGGGCGATTGCACCACATGTGAAGGGACATGCCGGGTTCAAGATCAACGCGCTAGTCTCACCGCATCACAATGCCCGTTGGTCGAAACTCGTCGCGGAATTCCTCGAAGCCAAGAAATCACCTGAGACCTTGCAGACCTTCACAAACCTCGTGCTTGGCGAACCGTGGAAGACGGAAGGTGAAGATCTCGATGAGCATGAACTATGGGGACGCCGAGAACCCTTCACGCTGTCCGAAATGCCGAAAGACGTGCTGTTCCTCACCTGTGGCGTGGACTGTCAGGACGACCGCCTGGAAGTTGTCATCATGGGGCACGGGCGCACAGACCTTTTTGTCCTGGATCACCGCGTGATCTGGGGCGCAATCGACGGAGACGCGGTATGGCAGGACCTCGACTCGCTGCTGCGCGAACGCTGGAAGCATCCGCTTGGCGGCACCATCGGCATTGACGCTTGCGCCGTGGACAGCGGCGACGGCGGGCATACCGACCTTGTGCATGGCTTCACCCGCCCGCGCTTCGGTCGTCGCGTGGTCAGCATCAAAGGCGTTCCCGGTTTCAGCCGCCCGTTCCTTCAACGCAGCGGATCGAAGGGTGCGCCGCTTTGGCTGGTCGGTAGCGACGCCGTGAAATCACAACTGTTCAACCGCCTGTCGAGGGTTGACGGAATCCGCTTTTCCGAGACGCTGGAACCGATCTATTTTGAACAACTCACATCTGAGCGCCGTGTTGTCCGATACACCCACGGGAAACCGGCGGCGCGTTTCGACCGGATCAAGGGCAAGCGGGCGGAAACCCTTGATGCGACCGTTTACGCGTGGGCCACTAGGCAAATCATTGGAATGAATCTCATCCAACGCGAAATTCACTTGGCGTCTCCTGGTTTCAACCACGGGACACCAATGAGTGTTGCACGATCTAAATGGTTGCGTGTTTAGTTCAGTTGCCTAGTGTGGCGCAGTTAGGAAGCTGCTTGCAGCCGCGCCCTCCTTTCCTGGTGCGTTAATATATAGAAAGAAGATAAGCTTGCAATCTCCAAAATTCAAATTTCTCAAAAAGGATTTAAGTGATGCGTTTTCTTATTCACTCCTCGAAGTGGAGTGGAAAAAAAGGGTTCGGTATCAAATTAGAAAGCAGCTTATATTTGACGCAATAGAATATCGTGATTACAATGATGAACTTAAAGAAATGCTTGAAACTACTCGCCGCCAAGTCCTACATGGAAGCTACGAAGTTAAGCCAGTAAAGCGATACTTAGCTGAAAAATCTCGTGGACTATGCAGGCAAATGACTCTGATACATCCACAAGATCTTCTTGTATTGGAGCGACTTTCTAGAACCGTTCATTTTGAATTGAAAAGCAAGGCGCCCAGTAAAGCGGCATTTTTCGAGCCTGATGACGGACACTTTGCAAAAGGATTTCAGCAGATAGATTTTAAGTATGGCTCCTATGAAAGCTGGAAGAGGTTTCAAAAAGAGGTTTTTGGCTTTGCGCATGAGAACAAATACATTGTAGTAACGGATGTAGCGAATTTCTATGACTTTATAAACTTTCAGCATTTAAGAAATATTATATCATCGTTGGCCGAAATTCGCGAGTCAATACTAGACCTGCTAATTCATGTGTTGAACAAAATGACATGGACGCCTGACTTCATGCCATTGACTCAAATTGGTATGCCGCAAATTGAAACATCAGCGACAAGGGTCTTGGCAAACGCACTTCTATACGAAGTAGATCGAGTTTGTGAAGATAGTTCGATTAGTAATTATGCTAGATTCATGGATGATATGGATATTGGAGTTGATACGATACCAGATGCCAGAAGAATCATTCGGGATATTGACCTCACATTGCCAGGGGAATCGCTTTTGGAACTGAGGTTGTGAGCGGACGGTGTTGCGTCTGAAGTGTTGTTGGATTCTGGTCTGTATTGTCAGTCTATGGAGCCGCCAGCAGCATGCAGATTTTCTTGTCCGCCTTCGAAGATGTCCCCGA